TGATAATGATTCAGACTACATGAACAAGTACAGGACAGCTATTAGAAACGCAACTAGAAAAGCAGATAAAAATGTAACTATGGCGGCTACATCAAATGACCCTTTTTCTTCTGTATTAAAAAATCAAGCACAAGACAAAGAAGGTTCTTTAAATTACTATAGACTGCTTAATGGTTATATGTCTAGGTTTACCATAAATGAATATGCTACAGCAAGACAGGCTATTGCATCTATGGTTGGACAAGGACAATTAAGCGTGGTTAAGGGAGCTTCAACCCTAACTGCTATTGGTGTAAGAATGTCAATGTATGTTATGTTGTTGAGGTATCTTAACGGTGCTATGTTTGGAATGCTAGGAATTGGAGATGAAGATGATATAGATTATGAAATGCTAGGCAAAAGACAAGCGGTTGGTGCTGCTGTATCATTAATGACTAGAGGTGTTTCAGGAAATATTCCTATGATAGTTCCGAACATGATGATAGAAGAAGCTAATAAAATTTATGGCCATGAAATGGGTCTGAGAGATAAGCAAGAGTATCAAGGAATACAAGATGCTTTGGTGTATGCTACTATGAGTGTAGATAATGCTAAAAGAAATTTAGCTGAATCAATTCTTATTCAGGCGTCAGGACCTTTAAATCCTCAAGTAAAATCAGTTATGAGGCTATTTAACACTGGTTTAAGGGCATATACAAACAAAACGGATGAAAGTAAGCAGGAGAACCTAGAAAAATTATTTTCTTCAAGAACTGCTTTAGAAATGGCAAATACTTTTGGAGGTGGAATTCCGTTTTACAGGGATATAAGAACAGGCTTTGTTAGAGAAGAGTTTAAGGAGGTTCCAACTGTTAGACCATTTTCATTAAGAGAACTAGAAAAGTATGACAATGCTGAGTATAACAAGCAAATGATATTAAAAGAGTTCTATGAAACAACTCCTGAGTATCAAGAAACAAAAGCGCTAGAGAAAGAGATTAAAAAACTAAAAAAAGAAATGGGACTCTAATTTTTAACCTTATCAATTAACTGTTGTAATTTTCTAATCAAAGAGAAGTTGGGTTTATCTTTCAACTTCTCTTTTAGTATTTGCTCTTTAATTTGTTCCATCATTTTGTAAGTGTTCTGCTTCTCTATTTGCATAGTCAGCTATTTTTTTCATGTCAGATATATCGTCTCCTTTTTTTCTTAGTAGGTATTTAAGAATATTCCCTTCGTTAAAATTTAAATCCCAGTGCTTAATTAAATCAATGACATCTAATCCATTAATCTTTCTAGAAGAATATCGCTCATCTAGAAGAGTTGTGTCTTGTTTATATTGCATTGTCTATAACTTCTATTACGTGTCTTAAGTCACTTTTTTCAAACTCGCCTAGTGAAATGTCATTAACTATTAATAGGTAATAATCTTTTCTTACTTCAATACATTTTGTGTTTTCCATTTTTTAAAATATGTGTGTTAATCTTGCTACTTGTCCATGTTCCATTGAGTGTATAAATCCTTCGACAGCTTTTATTCCACCAACACCATAACCTTTTCTATGATGCCAGGAATCAGATCCGCTTGGTGACCTTAACGACTCAACTGTAATGCCATGATAGTCTTTACTAGACTTGTGGTGTATATGGTGTGTGTACACATAACGATGCTTTGTGTCTGCCCACCACTGAGAGAACTCATTAGCCATTATAAGGGGTAAATCTGCTTGTTTCGCTCCATCTCCATGTGTTGTTCCAATTAAGTTATTTCCGTACTTAAAACCCTTCCTATGGCTTATTGAGCAATCGAATGTAATGTTCTTGCTTTTTCTAAACCAAGACTGTATAGAATCCGATAACATGAATCCTGATATGTAATCGTGGTTACTTGGGTTGTAAACAAAGTGAACATCTGCTACTGCAATTAATGTTTCTAATACATCTATGTAAAGTTTTTTTGCTGTAAGGAAGTTTTCATACCACATACCATCAGTATCTTGTGGTGTACCTGCTGTTGTTTTTCGGTGTGGCTCATCGATATGAAGTATATCGTTACCACCTACAAATAATATCTTATCTATTTTAAAGCCATTAGACTTTTCAAGTATTCCTTGTATTCCTTCCTTTACTCTCTTGACAGCTATCTGTGAGTTATAATCCTCACCTGTTTCAAATGATGATGCTAGCTTACCTATGTGTATGTCAGCAGGATCAATTACTAGTAGGTGAGGGTCTTTCTGTTTTGTTCTTTTAATCTTAGGATATGAAGGAGAATGTTTATTCATTTCCTTTATAATATCCTCTCTTACTTTGTCTAAAGAGACACCGTTGTTTTTTACATGAAGAGAAAAGCTTTTGCCTTTATACCAGTAATGATTTACATCACTCATTGGTATTCCGTTAGTTTCGCATTCTACTTTTAATGCTCTGTGATTACTTATCATCACACTTTCCTCATCAGTAAGTCTTGGTCTGTAACCTACATTATTGTTTTCCATGTCAATAAAGATACAAAATAAAAGTTAATTATTTTAATTAGATAAAGTAAGTAACTCTTCGTTAAGCTGTTCTATCTTTTTAATTATCTCTTCTTTTCTTGCCTCTGGAGAGTACGTTGTAATAAACTCAGCTCTTTCTAGCGCTTTTTGATATACACCATTTAATATTGGGTCAGCCTTAATTATATAATCAAAATCTTTAATTGCATGTATAATAGTTGCGTGATCTCTTTTAGAAATCCTTCCTATTTCAAAATAGGTTAGAAGAAAGTTGTTTCTAAGAATATAGAATAGTATTCTTCTTGCGTCCACATACTCTCGTCTTCTAGTGTTTTTAAATATATTTTCAATTTCCATTTCTTGTTCAATCAATAATTTAATTGAAATAGCTTCTAATTTATTTTTTAATTTGATTTCAGGTGATGATTCGAATTTCATTTTATATGAATGTTTAAATTAATATCATTTAGGTATTGGTCTAGTGTTATCTCAAATATATCTAACAGTATAGATGGTGAGTTCTTGTTTCTTTTGGAATAGGAAAGAGTAAAGAAAGTTGGTGTTCCTTCTTTATCGTGTACTACTCCAGATTTTAACTTATCTAAACCCTTTGTTGTAGGCAGACCTATTAAGGTATCTATTTGCGCTGCTATCTTATTCTTTACACTAGGGTTAAATGTGTGTATTTGATATAGGAAGTTTTCATCCAATTCAAACTCATCCTCTATATACTTCTGTTCTGACTCCATGCTTTTCTAATTCTTTTAGTCTATATTCTTGTAAGGCAGACACCCTGCCCTTTGGTTTTTTTATTTCAGAGAATAGGACACCACAGTTAGGTGGTATAGCTACAACATCAGGTATGCCATTCTTATTAGTCTTAATAAGCTTGATAACATAGTACCCTTCAGCCTCTAGCTGTTTAATCCTTTTCGCTTGTATCTGTTGTTCTGTCATCTAATGCATTTTTTAATTTATCCAAGACAACATTAGTTTTAAAAAAACCGAATGTCCTATACAAATTATCATTATGAGCCATATTTATACATTTTTTAACAAGCTTTTCGTTCACAATAAACTTGTCGCCTCTTTTTATTGCAAATGTTTCTCCAGAATTAACACCTGTGTTTTGGACTATAAGTTTATTATCATTCATATCTTTAATTTCATTCATAAAATAAACATATTCTTTAGCCGCAATTTTAACTTGTGTAGAATAAAAAGAAGGGGTTGAAATATGACTAAACATATTTAATAATTGATTAAATTTTACTTCATTTTCTAAATATTTCATTGGTAATTTTTCGTTATTCATAATTTGTTTTTTTTGTCCCAAAGATTATTTTCGGTTAAATATTTAGGATTCATCATTGGAATCCACATACTTTGTGGTTTTCCAAATACCCAAATAGTTTTTCTTGTTTCTCCTAAAGTTTCTTTTGTCATATTAAAATTTATGTAGCTTATGTCTGCTTAAAAAATATCCAGAGCCATGCCCTAAGCTTTTTATATTTTCTTTTCTTATTAATTCATCTTTAGTAGCCCAACCTACAAAATCCACTATGTTTTTGTTTACGTAAGCTAAAACATAAACGTCTACATCTTGATTTACTTTTAAAGTAGAAAGTAAGTTACCAGTTTTATAGTGAGTAGATTTTATGTCGTATCTATTATTTTCTTTTGTTACTCCATCAGCACTACCACTTCTTGGTGACAATCCAAAATCTGGAAATAAATTATTTTTTTTAGCAAAAGCATATTCTGCTTTAAATCCTTGAATATCTGCTTCTACTCCGTTTTGGTCTCCTATTTTGGCATCAAAAACATTATTACTTCTAGCTATACTAGATCTAAGCTTCCCAATATATTCGCATAGCTCTATCTCTAATTCGTCTAATTTAACTATCATCTCTCCAGTCTTCAGGCCATATTCTTCTACCTATTGCTTTTCCTACTACCATTACTATCCAGGCTATAGTTAGCCAACCTATTGCTTCTATCATTGTATTTAATTTAAAGTTAATATTCTAACTAATATCTTTTGTGTGTAGAGTGTAGCATTTTTGCTCTATATAGTTGTTGTTTTTGTTCTTTAGTAATATCTCGATAGAAAGTTGAAGTATATTTCCATCCACAACTAAATATAGCATTTTCTATAGTCAACCCATCTAATACTAATTGTAGTACTTTATCAAAATCAATTTCTTTTTTAGTTCTTTTATAAACTCCTGATGGCATATTGTATTTAATTTAAAGTTAATAAATCTCTTTTAAAATGTTTTAATGTATAATCTTTTTTCTTGCTTACTGCTCTATATATTTGTTTCTCTATTCCTCCCTTAGTGAATATCCAAAAGACTTCGTTCTCAGGTCTATCCTTTGTAGTCATTCTATCACGACTCTGCCAATAACTAGTAGCACTAAA